AACAAACCCAAATCCCAGCAATCACGAATAATTTCCAAATCTCCATACTGGGCGATAAACCGCCTAACGTCAGTCGATTTTGAAACGTACATTTGTGCGTCGGTTGGGGTTTCTACTCTGAAAGAGACGGAAAAGTTTTGAACTTCTGAGATCTTCATTTGTGATCCTTTCAAGATCGGGTGTTTTTGTGTGTCAAGACTAATCGCGGTCTTTCGGGCAAGTTCCTACGAACTCTTGAAACGGCTCAAATGCCGGTTGAGTTTGCGATTTTGCAAGCTTGATAGCGTGAAATTAATTCATACTTGTAAGACTGGTTTGAATTGTTACCGCTGTGGATTGCGATTACAGAACCATTTCGCAAGGCTCGAAAGCCCCAATGAGTTGAGTACTTGCGAATTTCTAGGACGATACCGTTTTCTAGAGTTTTGATTGTGGTTTGAAAATTATTCATAATTGTGATCCTTTCAAGATCGGGTTGAAACTTTGAAGGTTTTTTCCTTCTTACACTTAATTATACAGAGAGGGTCAAGCCCTTGACGTAAACCCCTACGTACCAGTGACTTACGTCGATTCGAGAAAAAAGCTATTTGCTCATATTACACGGTAAAAACCGTGTCGAAAAAAACTAGTCTCAGAATCAAGTTGTCCACCAAAAATGAGAAATTGAGAAAAGCGGAATAGAATTTTGTTTTGTTTGGCACGGCATTTGCTATAGAAGTGTCGACGTAAACCCTTTGGTATCAGTGACTTACGTCAAAATCGGGGCCCCCCGGATTTTTGTTTGTTAAGCAAAGACCCGTATTGAATTAAGCGATAACGCGAACGGGCCCTTGTATCTTATCCTTGACGAACGTTTTTACAGTCGAACCCTTTTTATGTTCGAAGTCGTTATCCAAACGAATGAACGTGGCTTTGGTTTCAACAATCGTACCGACTCGCGGCTTGTTGTTGTAAGTGAAAGCTACTTTGTTTCCAATAGTGAAAGAACCCATAATCATCATCCTAGTTAAGTCTTGTGTTTACTTCTTATACTTACATTATACCATCATCGGCTAATTTGTCAAGGGTAATCCACTATAATTAAAAAGAAAATAGGGAAATAGTTTGGCATGGCATTTGCTATAGAAGTGTCGACGTAAGCCCTTTGACACCAGTTACTTACGTCAATTTCGGGCCCCCCCCGATTTTTTATGTTAAGCATACGCGACCACATAGCGTTATTGCTGCATGGCCGCCTAGGCGACTGCATGGGGTGAGACTATATGATACGCTCAGGCTCAACCATTGTGATAGCAGGCTTACCACCAACGAATTGAATGTCACCATTCAAGTACACTACCATAGCAGTAGGCACATCCTTATCCTTATAAGCACACACTCTGGGAGTGCATTGATCTACGGGCAAACCACGAATTTCAGGTTTGTTAGTTGGATCGCCGCCCCAAGTAGTATTCCAACGATCACCACAGCAATAGCAATCAGCACCAGCGCTACAACCATTGAAGTATACGCCATGGCGTTCAGCGATAGCATTAGCTTCGTCGCTTGAACATGCTTGAACGATTACTTCTTGGGCAGGACCACAAAGTCTCCCGTGTGTGTTGTTTTGTGGGAAGTTGTAAAATTTAGATGTTCGTGTGATCATGTTTATAATGTTCTTTCAAAGGGTTGTTGTTATGCTATAATTATAGTTAGTTAGTTTGTTTGTGAAGCCTAAACCAGATATTTTCTAAGTTTATCTGATTGCGGCATAACGTCGATGTTTCCACTATGATCATCATAGAAATAGATTTTATCATATCCCTCTATGATCGTAAGCATTACCTTACGTTTCTCCGCTTCAATCTCACCGTCATTGTCACCAATGCAATGAATCTCTTTCGCTACGATACCATGATCGTATAGGAATTGTGCGATAGCTTCGCCCGCTAGGCTACCCCTTGCGGTCAAAATGTAAACAGCTTGACCCTCTCGGTATACCTCTTGAGCTAGTGGAAATAACCAGCTTGTTTGTGGCTTGACTAGCTTAGTGAATTCAGAGAAGTCATAATAGCATTCGCCCTTGAGTTCATGCGAGTTGAATTGTGCGGGCGATAGTCGTGCGACTACGTGCATTGGTGATAGGCGAACAATCACTTGACAATCGGTTGTTGCTAGTGTGTCGTCGAAGTCAAATACGAAGGCTTTTTTCATTGTGTTTACTGTTTCTTTCATACCCCTATTGTAGCATAAATCGGCATCTTTGTCAAGTACAATCCAGCATTAACTATAAAGAATGTCAAGATAAATAGTCGGAACATATTTGCGATTATCTATTGACTGGCGTGGAATTTTGGCCCCCCCCGATGGGCTGGCTGGCATCCCTTAGAAGGGGGTGCCAGTAATAGTACGTATCTCGATCTACCTGACTTTGCGGCAAAAAGCTAAGGTCGTTGTGACACAACTCGGCCAGATTCTCAGGGATGTACTATCCAAACCACCAACATAAGCCCTAAACCATGATCAAAAAAAAATCCTGCCCCTTAAAATTTCGCACCCTTCTTCATATTTTCTTCCGCCCACAGAGGTTGTAGATTCGTATAGTGACAAGCTCTCCCTACTTGTTCTTCCCAGTCAGGGCTGGTGAAGTCAAAAGACGCTATTGGAATAATATGGTCGTTATTGATCCTCAAACATGGTGTAATAATCTGTGTGTGTGAATGGTTCGACACCCTCAGCAAGCTCCAAAATGATATTCTTCGGCCACTTCTCTCCAAACCATTTAATGTTGTTCGGGCAAGGCCCTTTCCGGTGATCTTTGAACCAATGAGGGTACGCCTGAGAGTAGTCATACAGATATTCTTCAAAACGGCCCTGAGGCTGAATCAAATACATCTTGTAGAGGGCAGAAAGTCCGTGACCACCAGATTCGCCCTCTGCCTTCACGTATACGTCTTCATCGATCTTGCAAATGAAATATCGCCCTTCTATTTCCATCAATCCAGTCAGACAGCAGTCATAATGTCCAAACTCACACACAAGGTGTTCGTATACTAAGTCAGCCAGATAGAGATTACTCATTACTCACACTCCGTTGTGAATGCTGCCCACTCTTTTGCTCCCCAATCAGCCAAATTGACCCTCTTAGGCTCTAAACCATTCAAAACGGCCCCTTCAATCCTCTCCCAGTCACGATCTTGTCGAATACGGAGGTTGTAGTCCCAAGCCGCATCTAGCATAGGGCATTCTACGTTGTTCTCCTCGAAGACGGTCATCATTCCCTTCAAATCTTTTGGGAAGCACTTGCCTCCGAATCCCAACCGGCAATCGTGTCCGGGTACTTGCCAGTGAACCTCTCCAAGACGTGAATCGACTGCCTTCGCAATACCGATTAGGGTAGAGTAGTCAACCTTGAGGGCCTGACACAGTTGATACATCTGATTCGCATAGGCAACCTTGACGGCGAAGTACGCATTGGTCAAATACTTGATCAGTTCTGCCTGAATTGGCTCTACAAACTCAACGGTCGCCCTTGGCCATGCTCCTTCCAAGAACATTTTGAGTAATAGACACACTGGGTTGTCTTTTCCTCCGGGTAGCCCTACTACGTGACACTTTGTCTCCACAATATCCTCGTAGGCACGCCTTTCCGTCAGGAATTCCGGATTGGTCGCCACAATGATGTGTTTGTAGTTTTCCTGCAAGATATCGCTACTGCCGGGAGCCATAGTCGACTTGACCATCACTACGGGCATCTTTCCGGCCTGCCTCGCGTAGTCATCTATGAGGATACAGGCATTCTCTACACACTCAAGGTCGCAAACGCCCTCATCTGTCATTGGAGTGGGAACACATACATATATCAGGGCACACTCCTGCACGATTTGCTCGTAAAAGTTGAAAATATTGCCCTCATTCTTGATGTCATAGGCAAATACCTCCAATCCCTCGTCTCTGTCCAAATATTTCCGTAGGGCCCCTCCAACAAAGCCCAATCCAATTACTCCTACCTTTAGTTTGTTCATGTCTTACTCCAAATTAAGTGTTTGTTAGTTTTCCTCTTGAGGCCGCTCTATGTGCGGACCAAGTCCATTTATACCTGTAAGGAACCTTACGGGTACTGGTTAGGTTTGAAAGCAATCGGGTCTTCTGTGCTTAATTCTTAACTTTTGCAAAATACAATTGTGTTGCGGAAAACCGCCCTTACAGGTACTAGGTTGCATGGCTGCATTGCCTAGTTTTTGTTTTTTTGCCCGATCTCGGAGTGCTTGTACACTCTCCAGTAACTCTCTAATCCAATATGACTAAGGTGGCGCGGGAAATTCCCTACTTCAGCCAATTACCACTTTTTACAAATATTCATCGGATTTGTAACACTTTCTAACCATTGCTACACTCTATTTTAGTCCAATTTACCGTTTTTTGCAAATGCTTTTTGGAAAAATCGGCTAATTAGAGTATAATACATTGTAAGGCAGATTTATTCATAAGGAGAATCAATGAGCAACAAAGATGAACCAACCAAGTGCGAGGCCAAGGTGTGTTGCAAAGAAACGGCCAGCCTCAAAGAAGAAATTGAGAAAGAGTTGCTCGTGAAAGATAAAACTTTCGCATCACTGGGCATCGCCATCGACAAAGCGTCCGAAGAAGTGAACAACTTCGGAGAAGCCATGAAAAAGCTCGATATCGAACCTAAGGAAGACGACGAAGATGAAGATACGAGCAGTTAGGCCCAGAAGCGCTTGCGCTGGCTATTACGGGGACGGTTACATCAGAATTGGCGATTGCTGCGCTGAAGATTGTAGTATGGACCCCTACGACCGCAAGGAAAGGGTCGAACAAGAGGGCCAATCACGTCTTCTTACCCAAATTATCCTCGGTGAATGGATATTCGTCAGGGTAACGGGCTTTGATCCCGCTGGAGGTAAGACAATTGTCGACCTCGTAGTCCAAGTTGTAGAACATGCAGATAAGGGCTGTTTCACCCTCTCTAATTTCACCCGATGGGGACACAAACACGGCTCCATCCTCCCAAATCAACACGTTTGGCTTGAGTCCTTCTATCCCGAGCCATATTTTGACTCAATTCGCTCCGGAGCTATATTTACCTCTGACGGAGTACTGTTCCTCGATGATGGTAACTTCCTAGGGGCCAAAGATGGCCACATTGAGGAGTTCACCCCAAAAGAAATGCTCGATCTGCTCTCAAAAGAGGAATCTCTCCACTCTCCCACAACATCTTCCCTAAGGCTAAATCCTGTCACCCGTAGACCCCGCAATCCAAGGAAGGGTACGGTCATTTTCAATGATAATACCTCAAAAATGGAGTGCTACAATGGAATTGAATGGAAATAGATGAACATTCCCGATAACATGACAGAAGATCAAGTTGTTGACACCATTACACTGGTATGCAATAGGATTGCTCCTAAATATACCTTTTATGGTTATGACACACATGACATAAAACAGGAGGCTTTCATTATTTGTGCTGAGGCCCTTAACAGATATGATGGAATTCGCCCTTTGGAAAACTTCCTCAGTATCAATCTCTCAAACCGCCTGAAAACCTTCGTGAGGGACAATTTCTTTATATCGACCTCGCATGAGGATCGTAAGAAGGTTTCTCAGCCCGCCCAACTGGATTACGAAAATTCTTTGGTTGATCACAATAAACATTACGCCAATTCGTACGATCAATTGGATATGATGGATCGGGTGGCTCTCGTGGACCAATACATTCCTGCAAATGTCCGTATGGACTATCTAAAAGTGGTGAATGACGTTTATGTATCCAAGCAGCGCAAGGAAGAAGTGATTTCTATTATCAGGGCGATTTTAGAGGAGCATGGGCACGTAGAGGATGAGGTTGACGATGAAGAAGGGTAGAATATCCAAGGGGGAAGAAGCCTACCTCAAGGCAAACCTCCAGATGAGCAACGAGGAGCTGGCACACGAGTTAGATCGCTCCCCTGAGAGTGTCCTTAACTTCATTAAAAAGAAAGTTGCCAAGGGCGAGTTCGACGAGCCGAAATGGTTGGCTGACTCATCTTATGAAGAAAAGGCGATGTACGACCTCAGCTACCGACCATACTACTCAGAACTCAAGTTGCAGTTTACAGACGGCGAACTTGAACTATTCAAATATCACTGGGGTCGTATTATCTCCCAGTTCAAAGACGACGTTATCCCCACTGAAGAACTTCAGGTTGTTGACCTAATTAAGCTCGAACTTCTCATGAATCGTTCTCTCAAGGGAAATAAGAACAACATCGAACAGATAGCAGCGATAGAAGCTCTAGTTGACCTTGAGAGGGCTCGTGACCCCGATCAAGTAGATCGAGACAACCTCTTTAACATGGAGCGTCAGTGCGCCTCTCTGAGGGCCTCACAGGAGTCTCTCAACAAAGACTATCGCGAGCTACAGACAAAGAAGAATTCCATGCTAAAAGAGATGAAGGGTACACGAGAGCAGCGAGTTAAGAGATTCGAAGATAGTAAAACCTCTTTCACTGGCTGGATGTCCTTTCTTATCGCAAATCCTGATCTAACAAAAAGTTACGGTATAGAGATGGAGAAGATGCGGCTCGCAATGGAGAAGGAAAAAGAACGACTTTCACAATTTCACAAATTTACAGACGGTATGGTTGACCAGCCGTTTCTGACGCCGGAAACAGTAAAGGACTAATATGACACCTAAGGATTTTTGCTACTGGCTGCAAGGCTTCGTAGAAATGGCACAGAACAAACACATGACTCAACCTCAGTTCAAAGTGATGGAAGATCATCTGAAACTAGTGTTCGACAAGCAGACCCCGGAGCGAGAGATTCAATTTGTTTCCGTTCCTCAAACTACGCCTCTCCCTTATGTTCCTCCTGCCTATCCGGCAGATGTGATGGAGTACAAAGCGACGTGCAGTGCGGGTCCGGACAGTAATGATGATACATTTTGCGCTACTGGTCCAGAGAACAGGGGGATCGCAGGTAGAGAAAAGTTCTTGAAGAATCCATTCACCAAGGCTCAGTTAGACAAAGCTCAAGCTGAGTTGAGCGCTGAGATGAAAAAGAATCCGCCCGTCGGTCCAACCGACCACATGCCTAGCTGCTAAGGAAAAAATATGAAGAAAGCAATCATTTTTGGCATCACCGGACAGGACGGTAGCCACCTAGCGGATTTTCTCTTAGAAAAAGGGGACTATCTCGTAGTTGGAGTTGCCCGCAGGACGAGCAATGACGGCAACCAACGTCTCAGACACATTCTGGATAATGAGAGATTCGAGTTGATCGAAGGCGATATCACTGACGCCCACTCGATCATAAGGATTCTGAACACACACGCTAATGTAGATGAAGTCTACAACCTAGCCGCTCAGAGCCATGTCGCTGTCTCTTTCAAACAACCTGCTCTCACATGGGATACAACAGGCAAGGGCTGTTTAAATATTCTCCAGAGTTTGGTGGATCTGGACATGTCTCACGTAAAGTTCTATCAAGCGAGCAGCAGCGAGATGTTTGGGAAGAATTTCGACACGAAACGTGTCCCAAAGACCCCCCCAGCCGAACTCAAAGGAGTCTGTTCAGACCTCCCTCAGTACCGACATGAGATGTATCAAGATGAGAATACCAAACTTGAGCCTCAAAGTCCCTACGCCATTGCAAAATGTGCCGCGCACTACATGACAGCGTTATACAGAAAAGCTTATTTCATGCACGCGAGTGCCGGAATCCTTTTCAACCATGAGGGACCGAGAAGGGGTGAGACTTTCGTCACCCGCAAGATTACAAAGTGGATTGGTGAGTTTAAGTCATGGTGTTCAGAAGATGGGTACGGTATGCCGACCCCCCTTGTGGATTCAGACATGATTATCAAATATCCGCACTCAAGCGGACTCAATCCAACCTTTCCAAAGCTGCGTCTAGGAAACTTAGAAGCATTCCGAGACTGGGGGTATGCAGGAGATTACGTGGAAGCAATGTGGTTGATGTTACAACAGACGGACCCAGACGATTACGTCATCTGCACCGGAGAAACCCATACTATTCGTGAGTTCCTAGACGTGGCTTTTCAAAAAATTGGCATAGAGAACTGGTCTGACCTAGTTATCCAAGATCCAGAGTTCTATCGCCCAGCAGAAGTGGACTATTTGCGAGGAATTAACGACAAGGCTAAGAAGAAGTTAGGATGGGCCCCGAAACACTCATTCGCTGACCTCGTCGAAATGATGGTGGACCATGATGTCAATATTCATAAAAATGGACGATCATGAATGAAACTATATTGCTTACGGATCGACATGTTAATGGTTTTGAGCAGACTAAAACGCTTTAACCTATACGAATTCTACTCTGCGGAAGCTATTATCTTCTTGGAGGCGAAAGACCCCGACGATGCCTGCTATCGACTGATATGCAAGCTGTCGGAGATGTTACTAAAACAAGACGAGTCAATGGAAACCGCAACGTTGATCAAGGAATTGTTACCAGATATCAGAATTGTACAGGTGGTTTGCAAAGATGAGACGTAACTACGAAGATGAGGTCTACAAAGACTGGAGACAGAAGGTCAGGAGGCGAGACAAACATCGCTGCCGAATGCCCGGATGTAAATCCAAGAGGAGACTTCAGACACACCACATTACAAAATGGGCGTCCGCTGCATCCCTTAGGTTTGAGGTGGACAACGGAATTACACTGTGCTTTATATGTCACAAAGAAGTGACTGGACACGAGCATCAGTATGAGAATCTATTCAAGGAGATCGTTAGAGAACATGGCTAAAAACGCACCACCTTATACCGTAATCAAAGACTCACGAGAGCAAGACGGCTTCACATTTGAAGCGTTCAAGGGCAGATATACCGCTTGTGATGGTATGGTAGTTCAAAAGTTGGACACCGGAGACTATTCCATCGTTGGGTTGGAAGATAAACTGTGCATCGAGAGAAAGGGCCGACTATCTGAGTTAGCTATCAATCTTGGGTCGGACAAGGCTAGGTTCTTTAGGGAAATCGAGAGGATGAAGTCTTTCCCCTTCAAGTTCATAGTTCTTGAGTTCTCGCTGGAGGAATTGATGAATTTCCCAGAGGGTAGCGACATACCGAAAGAGAAATGGGCCTCAATCAAGATCACCAACAAGTACATGTTGAAGATGATAGTTGAATTCCAAATGTACGACAATATTCATGTGATTTTCGCTGGAAACAGAAGAAATGCCAAACTTGTAGTCAATAGCATCCTAAAGCGAGTCAATGAATATTATACCATAGGGAGGAAATTTTGAGTGTTTCTATTGATACACTGTTTGATGTCAATACGTACGGGCTTGACACAAAGAATCGGGAAATTTATCTACACAGCTATCTGTCCACAGAAGAAGACGCTGGAGTAGACCACAGGATGGCGGCGGTCTTTTACCGCAACATTAGGGTACTCGATCTCCTAAATTATAAACCCATTGTGATCCACATGAGTTCGGCTGGTGGAGACTGGGGTTCCGGCATGACAATTTTCGACGCGATTCGTATATGCAAGTCGCACGTCACTATTGTCGCGTATGGACAAGCGGAATCTATGAGTAGCGTGATACTACAGGCTGCTGATAGACGGGTGATGATGCCAAACGCATGGCACATGTGTCACTACGGAAGTTCCGGATTCACCGGGAATCACCTAGACCTACAAAAGCGGGCGTACTTCGAAAAGAGAATAACAGAGGACATGCTCGATATCTATGCCTATCGGTGTATGAATGCTCCCTACTTCAAAAACAAGTGGTCTGAAGTGACAGAGGAGAAGTTGAAGAATTACCTAAAGAGGAAGTTGAAAGACGGAGATTGGTATACGACAGCCGATGAAGCTGTCTACTATGGATTTGCAGATTGCGTCATGGATTCTAAGACGCCCCACATCGACAGTTTGAAAACACCTCAGAAGGGATTGTATGAGCAACGAACTAAAGCAGATAAATGAAGCGTGGTTGGACCTAGATGATATCTCAGAGGAGTCCCTATTCAATCCATTCAGCTTCGTAGACTTCGCAGATGACGATTATCCACACAGGCTACTATGGATGATGACAAGGCCAGAGTATTTCTCGTTCATGGTCAAGCACATCTTCAATATCAACCTTCTTCCATCTCAGGCATTGTTCCTGTACGAGATGTGGACCAGAAGATTCCCTATGCTCATTGCGAGTCGTGGTTTCGGTAAGTCCTTCATCCTGTCACTCTACGCACTTATGAGGGCCCTTTTGATTCCGGAGAGAAAAGTAGTCGTGGTTGGTGCTGCTTTCCGTCAATCTAAGGTCTTGTTTGAGTACATGGAAACCATTTGGGCGAACGCTCCCATCCTAAGAAGTATGTGCGACAATAGTAGCGGCCCAAGGAGAGATGTCGACAGGTGTGTGATGAGGATTAACAACTCTCGCGTTACCTGCCTACCTCTTGGTGACGGCTCAAAGATTCGTGGTCAACGTGCGAACGACATTCTTGGCGACGAATTTGGTAGTATCCCTAGGGAAATCTTCGAAACGGTTGTTGCTGGTTTTGCTGCGGTTAGTGCGGACCCAATCGAGAACGTAAAGAGGATCGCTGCCAGAAAGAAAGCGGCAGAGCTTGGCATTATCATCGAAGACCAAGACGACTCTACCATGAAAAAGGTAGACAACCAGATCATCATCTCTGGTACTGCATACTATGACTTCAATCACTATGCTGAGTACTGGAAAAAGTGGTGTAAGATCATCAAGAGTCAAGGTAAGCCATCGGCCCTTAGGGAAATCTTCGGAGAAGACCCACCCAAGGACTTTGATTGGAGAGACTACTCAGTCATCAGAATCCCTTATGAGCTACTTCCAGAGGGCTTCATGGACGCCTCACAGGTCGCCAGATCGAAAGCGACGGTCCATGCGGGAATTTACCAGATGGAATTTGGAGCTTGTCTGGAGCCGTCGACGCTCGTCCAAACAGATATGGGACTTAGACCCATTGAGGAGGTGGAGGCTGGAGACAAAGTTCTAACTCACAAGGGTAGATTCAGAAAAGTTACAAAGGCCCTTAGGAGGTATCACTCTGGGGATATTTCTAGGGTTTCGTCTTATGGTATGACGGGAGACACTCTGATAACGCCGGAGCATCCAGTTTGGATGGGAGATGAAGATTTTCGTAGCGTAAGTGAGGGTGTAGAAGAGGTTGGGTTGGCAAATCTGTCTGAATTAAGCGGTTTGGAAAGTATTGATACGACGTTGCTGTGCGATAGGTTTTTGGAATCCTATTGCGGCAATTACATCTATCCTATGAGTAGCCAATCTAAAGTGGGGGCGATGGCGCAGTCATATATTAGGTCGTCAATAGAGTCTCAAAAGTTCTTGTCTGATAAGTATAATGTGGGACAATCTACCATTTCTTACATACAGAGAAGTAATGTTACTCCAAAGGGCAGCATTTCAAAACGTATAGAACTATCTTATGACCTAGGTTTGATTTTAGGTTATTACTTGTCGAAGGGAAGTGTAAATTCCCAAGGTACATCTACAGAATTTGCTTTAGATGAACACAGAGATACCCACTTTAAAAATCAATTGGTTGAAGCTATATCTAAAGTTTTTGATATGGAGGCGAAGGTTTATATAGGCAAGACAAACACTTATCGGGTATGCGTCAATAGCCGTTTGTTCTCTAGCGTCATGCGTGAGTTATGTGGCTCTTATTCAGGTCGAAAGTTAGTTGTTCACGACATAATGTTTTCTAATGTAAATTTGTTGAAGGGAATTATCACAGGGTATTGGAATGGGGATGGTCATATTGGTAGTAGACATGCAGACGCTCACTGTATAAATCCATCTTTGTTGTCTCAAATCAAGCTAGGATTATCATATTTTTCAATTAGTTCTTCATCTATGTCTAGCGGAGGAACTCACAACTTAAAATTAAGCGGCAGCAACTTCAGAAAGTTCTTGCTGGATTTTTATGGTAAAGATAGTCGAAGTAAAGATAGAGTCCAAATGATCAATAACAATGGGGAGAAAAGCTCTTTTAAGATCAAGTCTCACACGACTGAAAAATATGATGGATATGTCCATAATTTACATGTAGAAGAAGATGAGTCGTATTCCTTGGTGAACATGACTGTACACAACTGTTTTACAAGAGATTCTCAGGGCTTCTTTAAGAGGTCACTTATCCAGTCTTGTGTGACGGACGATCTCAAGGGGGCGGAAGCTACCACAGACAATCCAGTGATTATGGACGGTAGGGGCAATATCATTTGTTTCTCAGCTCTCCTAAAGGGCGATCCCAAAAAGAGATATGTGTTTGGTGTCGATCCGGCCTCTGAGGTAGACAGTTTTGCTATCGTTATTGAGGAATTACATGAGGATCACAAACGTATTGTACATTGTTGGACTACAAATAGGTCCGACCATAAAGAGAAGGTCAAGAGTGGATTCTCATCAGAGACAGACTTCTATGCCTACTGTACCCGTAAGATCAGGGACTTGATGATCATTTTCCCATGTGTCCACATAGCTATGGATGCTCAGGGTGGTGGAATTGCCGTAATGGAATCCCTCCACGACGCAGATAAGATTAAAGAAGGGGAACTTCCTATCTGGCCGGTCATTGATCCGGACAAGGAAGCAGACACAGATGACGAACGAGGGCTCCATATTCTAGAGATGTGCCAGTTTGCCAAGTACGACTGGTTATCTGAGGCCAACCACACTCTGAGGAAAGACTTTGAAGACAAGGTCACCCTATTCCCAATGTTCGACACTCTCGCTATCGGCTTCGCCAACGCAGAGGACGGAATCAAGGATAGACGGTTCGACACCCTTGAGCAGTGTGTTATGGAGATTGAAGACCTCAAGGATGAGCTTACGATGATCCAAATTACCCAGACTCCCGCAGGGCGAGACAAGTGGGACACTCCGCAGACGGTCATTGGTACTGGGAAGAAGGGCAAACTACGTAAGGATCGCTACTCAGCTCTCATTATGGCGAATATGGCAGCCCGAGCCATCCTGAAAGCCCCAAGTGCCGCAGTGCACGCATTTTACGGTGGTTTCGCTACAGCTCAGAAGCCGAAAGAAGCCAAAGATGGCAAGCTCCTTAATGGTCCAGCATGGTTTGAGGACCAGATGCGCAACGTTTATTGATCTTTTGTGTATAATGTAATAGCAATCCGATTACATTACGACTACAAGGAATCAATACATGTCAGACGACAAAAACCTAGTAACTTGGGAAGAAGGCGATGCGTCCAGCCGGAAGCAGGCGTTCCACTCATACGCTCAAGCTGGGAATGATTACCAAGGCGTCACTAGGGGTAATCATCGAGACTTCTTAGATATTGAACCCAATCGGTCCGTCAAGACAGGCTTCACATCCTCTGACTATTATGCCTTTAGGCCCGAAGAACAGATTCCGCAACGTGCCAAGGGCATTATCAAGATGTGCATGGATGCATACGATAAAGTCGGCATTGTCAGGAATGTCATTGATCTCATGGGAGACTTTGGCGCTCAGGGAATCAAGATCGTCCACGAGGATAGATCAGCAGAGAAACTGCTTCAACAGTGGTTTAAAAAGGTAGACGGAAAAGAAAGGTCTGAGAGGTTTCTCAATAACCTATACAGAACTGGCCAAGTTTTCATCTACAAGAGCTACGCCGATGTCACCCCTGCGATCCGCAAGTACATGAGGTCGTTGGCTGTCGACATCAAAGTCCAAGTACCCACGAATAAAAAAGACCAAATTCCGTGGCGGTACAACTTCTTCAATCCACTCACCATAAACATGAAAGATGGTGATGTGAGCCTATTTATGGGTAGGAACAAGAACATCCAGATATCCACCGCTCCCTTCATGGATAACTTCAAGGACGGAACCATCCCCACGAAGATGATGGAAACCCTGCCTCTCTCAATCAAGAAGGCGATTATGAACAAGGAACGGAAAATCACCCTTGATCCAGAACGCCTAGCAATCTACCACTACAAGAAGGATGATTGGCAACAGTGGGCTCACCCTCTCGTTTACGCCATTCTCGACGATATCGTCATGCTTGAGAAAATGAAGCTGTCCGACCTTGCTGCTTTGGACGGTGCA